CGCTCAACTAAGAATGATTTAATCTTTTGGTCATCTTTACATTCATACAAAACTGTACCCATTGGGTAATCACCCATGTTTAGATACATTTGAAGTTGTAAAGAATGTTCTGGTTTTGGCTTCTTTAATTTAGTAAAGCCTGCCTTATTGATGGACTTCAACTCTACAGGATGATTACCATAGTTATAGTGTTTAATAACAAAGTCAATACGTCCTGAAATAGGGGGAGTATCTATTCTCACAGGGAGTTCTCTTTTAAGAAGTATTTTCAGTCCCTCAAACCAATGAGTTACCCTATCCTCTAAAGAATTACCACATTGGAAAATTCTCTGTAAATTAGGTGGTAGTGGTTGGTCTACCATATGACCATGATAACAAAGCCATAAATACCTATCACAAGGATTACCTAGTGAAGAGGGGTAGAATACCCCAGCTCGTGGAGCATACATTGTACCTCTAAGGTAGTCATCAATGCTCTCATTAAGCCATTCATCTTGAGGGTCTTCTACTTGAGTTACTCTCTTGTTGGGTCGCTTAATCTGTTTAATTCCTGCCATACTCTTTCCTTTATATCCTTTTGTGTCTTTTCTTTTACGTGAACTATTATATCCACATCTTTATGGTTTCCTAAATACTCATCTCTTTTCGCATCTCTTTTTGCAAGATGTCCATAGTAACCATCTGCCTCAATAATCATCCCCACATCGGGTATAAAAAAATCAACCGTATAAGGGAAGAAATCTGCTTGCTCTTGATAACGCATACCAAAAGCATCCAAACTTTCTGCTATAAGATTTTCTTGTTCTGTATAATCTCTAGGTGGTAAGTTCATTTTTTAGTTTCTCGAAATCTTCTGGGTTGTCAGTAAAATGTTTCTTTATACCATTCAATCCCATTACCTTAGTATCACCATAAGTATACCAAGCACCCGCTTGAGTAATCATCTTTTGGGCGATACCTTCTCTAATATAACTTTCGAGAATATCTATTCCCCCCTCGACTCTGAAGGGTACAACTGCCGACTTCCAATTCTCACCACCAACCTTTGTTTTGCGAAGTCTAACTTCCATATCGAAACCAACGTTTTCATCGCCATCTTTTATCCAACCCTTACGTCTTACTTGCATTAGGAAATGTGCAAAGAATGACTGAGCCACACCACCGGGCATGTTGTCTAACGCTACTGGCCCCATGGATGCTCTTACTTGATTGATGGCTACCAGTGCTGACCCATTATGTAGATGGGCTAGTAGTTTAGGTAACGAACTATTAACAAACCTAGCTTGCCATGCCATAGGACTATACCCAAACTCTTCTTCTTGTACTGCTGTAGGAACTAAGCCTGCAATACTGTCAAGAACAATTATATCTATTCCGGCTTCCATCAACTCTCTAGCCGTGTTCAATGCCATTTCACCATTAGTAGGTTGGGCAACTAAAGTATTAGTGACATCCACTCCACACTTAGCCATCCATACAGCGTCCCACGATAGTTCTGTATCAATCCATGCGGCTGAACCACCTTGTTTCTGTACGTTAGTAACGACTTGTGAAGCTAGATAAGACTTGCCTACATTAGTAGGACCGTAAATTAAGGTGAATCTTTTCTTTGGTATACCACCACCAGTTAGTTGGTCTAATGCGGGAATATCAAAAGGAATGCGCCCATAGTCAAATGAGTCACTATCTCCTCTTTGTAGATTTAAATTCTTATTTTTCAATAACTGTTGAATTGCATCTTCCGCATTCTTTTTCATATTGCCTCTAAAATTTCCACTTATCTTTATTATTTAAATGAATGGCTTCAGCCCATGCAAAGTAAACAGCACAAGTTTGTACCACCTCAATGAATAGGGATGAGTCACTTTGTTCTTGGATTTGGTGGGCTACATCTCCAATTTTCTTAGATGCAATCACATTCCAAAAATTATTGGCATGGTTCTGCATACCATACCTATTTTCTTGTCTCTCTCGTTCAGCTACAACAGCTTCGAGAACAATAACTCTACTTGGTGAATCTGACATTTATTCATCTCCAAGCATATCTTCAAGTTGTGAATCTATCTTTTCCTTTGCAAATTTGTAAACTTCATCACAAACAATATTTGCATCTGTTAATTGTGGTTCAACAGGCAAATCCGTATCTATACCATCTATGGTGATGTCTAATCTACCATATTGGTTTTGGTCTAGTGGACCCACTCTAAATGTAAATCCTATATGCGAACTAATCTTCGACATTTTTCTCCTCCTGTAATTCATAAGTAAATGTGTTGTTCTTTAACATAAGTCCAATAATTGCATAACCAGCAATATCTACAAAAGTATCATCAATTGATTCGTTTTTAGGTGATGAACTATTCCATATTAAATTGGTTAATCTTGCCATCTTATCTGTTAGGCGAACAACTAATCCTTTTTCCCGGAACGCTAAAATGTTCTGGTGTCCATAATCATGTTGTTTACTAATAACTGTTTCTGCGATTTGAGTTGCAACATCTCTACATGCCTCTTCAAACGATGCTTCGGGCTTTCTCAATTCTTCCTCCATCATGGGTAATAATGTAATTAGTTTATCTTATCTCCTCTAAATTTGCAATACTGTTCATGACGGTTTCTACAACATTAACCGTTACAGCATTCCCTAAAGTTTTATATCGTTGAGTGTCCGACAGACCCTCAGTCCAGTTATCAGGGAACCCTTGGAGACGCTCACATTCCAAAGGTATTAGCCGCCTAATCCTTGTATGTGTAAGGATAGACCCACTACTATATCCCACATCTCTTTCCCGGCTAGGATTACTACCACCAGCCGAAAGAGTGGGAAAAATTCCTTCATCAGAATAAACATTACCGCTTTGTCCTTTCTTACTTGGATTTACATTACCTATTTTATACAATCCAGTTTCAGCCCCTGCGGCTGTTAATGTAGGAGAAATTCCCCTTGAATCATAAACTCTATTACTTGTATCAAATACATTGTCTTTTTCAATAAACTCTGTAATAGGTAAATCAAACTCATTAGTTGTTATGTTCAATAGGTTCTTTAATTTAAACCATGTTTCAGCAGGAGGAATTGAAAAAGATGCATCTGTTCTAAACCAATGTTCTACCATTGTTATAGGAACATCTAAATTTTCAGCAATCTCTTTATTAGAAATTTTCTTACTTTCTCTTAACAACTTACATAATTTATCAACATCAACTTCATGTTTCCGAACTTTTACCTTTTGGGCTGTTGTTTCTACTTTATATAAGCCTGTTTTAGCCCCTAAACCACCCGCTTGTGATGCAAGAGTGGTCGCTAATCCAGACGAATCATATATACGTTGGCCTTGGGATTGTCCCTTTGTAATTTCTTTTAACATTACTCCGTGAATATCCTGACCAGTTAAAGTAAAACTAGGCTCACCGTCATCTTTGAAGCGTCTGCCATTCTGACGTTTCTTCGCTCTATCAGGAGTTAGTACTGGACGGACTTCATAGTCTACGTGTTTTCTAATAGACGGTTTGCCTTCTCCTGTGATAGGAAATATTTGTCGTCCACCTCGTCCTCCAAGATGTCCGACAATGAACACTCGTTCTCTGTTCTGGGGAACTCCGAAATCTTTGCTGTTAAGTACTTGCCATTCGATTCCATACCCCAAGTCGGAGAGAACCCTAAGTATTGTCTGGAAAGTTTTGCCCTTGTCATGACTAAGTAAACCCTTAACATTTTCAAGTACCAGATATCGGGGTCTTTTGTCTTTGAGAATCCTTGCGATATCAAAAAAGAGTGTTCCTCTTGTATCGTCAAATCCTCTTTGGAGGCCTGCCACGCTAAATGCTTGGCATGGAAAGCCGCCGACCAAGAGGTCAAAGTCAGGGAGTTCATCCCCTCGAATTGTAGTTGCATTACCATAATTTTTAACTCCTTGGAATTTTTCTTCAAATATAGAAATGGCGTACTTATCTATTTCTGAGAATCCAATTAATTGATGTTCTAAGTTAGATTGCTTTAATCCTAACTCAAAGCCACCAATCCCGGAAAACATACTAAATACCTTCACCAGTCTATACCATCCTTATCAGTAAATGGGACATCATCCCAATCTATGTAATCATCCATAGTTGTAACTTTAAAATCGGACTTTGTAGCCCATGAAGGATTACAAATTTCCATATCTACTACTAATGGAATGTCTAAACTATTAACCTCTAAAATTTCTCTAATCTTATATGGGATGCTTTCCAATTCAGAATTATGTATCTCACATATAATCTCATCGTGAACTTGAAGAAGTATATTACTTTTCTTGTCTTCAAGATATTTATCTACCTCTAACATACGTTCACTTAGTAAGTCAGCACTTGTTCCCTGAACTAAGTAATTAACTCCCTTATAAGCGAATTGAGGATTAATTTTATACTGTCTGCCATATCTATTCTTAATCCAACCTCTAGACTCAACCGTAGCAACTACCTTATCAAAGAAGTCTTTTGAACCTTTCATTCCTTCAAAGTATTGCTTCTTATATTTCCCGGCTTCCCTAGGAGTTGTTCCTAATTGTTGGGAAAGCTTATTATTACCAATCCCATAAATAGTTCCGAAAGTAATCGCTTTAGCCATCTGTCTATAGAATTTAAACTGTTTATGATTATCATCTATACTGAAGGCTAACTTTGCGGCTTCACCATGAAAATCGACATCTGTCTTATTTAGAATTTCATCAATCATCTCATTTCGGAAGTAAGACATGAAGACACGAACTTCCATCTGTTGATAGTCAAAACCGACTAATGTGTAGTTCTTTCGTGGAATAAATAATCGTCTAATAGCTATCTGATGTTTATCATCATCGTCATAGTATTCATCGCCTATGAATGACCATGTACCTAACACATCGTCAGATAACTCCCCATCCATAGTGATTCCCTTTTGCCCCACCATGGCCGCTATCTTATCTCTCATGGCTTTCTTACCATCTTCATCTAAGATAGGTTCATGTAGCTTGAAGTGGTTTCTAGGGATATTTTGTAGATTGGGTTCTCTACTAGATAGTCTTCCTGTGGCAGCCCCCCAATTACAAAAAGAAGTATGCATTGTTTCTACGTTTAAGTAGGGGTCAATGTATGTGGATTTTAGTTTCTCTAATGTTCTATATTGACGAATCAGACCAGCGAGTCTGTGATTAATATTAACTAAAGCAGCCTCATTCCAAGAGTCATTACCCTTAGAAGTTTTTATAGGGGATTCTATTCCCATCGAAAGAAAAACTTCACCTATTTGTTTAGGGCTTGAAATATTAAACTCTTGTTCATCATGTTTAGGAGAAGCTATGGGAAGGTCGTAATTCCATTTAATACGCCCAGAGAGATTCAGTATCTCTTGCTCTACTTCTTCTAATCGATTAATAATAGCTTTCTGTGTAGTCGAAGCATATTTATTGTCAATTGAAATTCCACGACTTTCCATTTTATATAGCACTTTTGTTAGGTCGCACTCTAAATCAAATATTCTATTCTGTTGTGTTCTTTCAATCTTTTCTAAGTAATCCGTATAAATTCTAGATGTAAGTTCAACGTCCTTCTTACAATATTCACCAAGGAGTTCAGCTGGGGCTTCTGAAAAATCTTTATTCCATTTATTGGCTCTTAGTTCTTTCTTAGTATCAATGTCATATTGAACAGCCTCATCGCCATAAAGACGTTTACCTGTAGGAGTCAATCCTAGTTCTTTAATATCACTATGCTCAATTAAACGAACCATAACAATTACATCGACTAATCTTTTATCTAGAACACTTAAGCCTTCTTTTTCTAAGAAGTGAAGGTCAAACTTTAAGTTGTAACCTATATAGGTTTCCACAGACTCATTTAAAAACTGTATTAAGTAGATTAGAGAATCATTAGTTAGGTTATTTCCTTGGTGATGACGAAATGGATAGTATTGAGAAAGTCCACCGGGAGTTGGCTCACCTACCCCTATCCCACATATCTGATTCATTCCATATGAATCTAACCCATTAGTCTCAACATCGACTACTAGGGTGGGATTTTTTACAAGGACTTCTTTTAATTTATCAAGTTCCTCATGCCAGTTATGTTCGGTTACTATCGACATCGTGAATTTCTACTTTAATCTTTGCTCTTTCTAAAATCTGAGTTGCCAATGATTGTACATAAGGTTCCCTTGCAACGATTCTAGAGACTTTACTATTTGCTAGTATCTTAGCACATGTGATACAAGGTGTCACCGTAAGATAGGCAGTTAATATATCATCAGACCTTAATTGGAGAAATGCGTTTTGTTCTGCGTGAACTGCGAGACACTTTTCTAATGAGAACCCTGATGAAGCGTATGCTCCTTCGCAAGGTTCATCTAAGCAATGTGGGAAGTGTGTTGGGACTCCATTGTAACCAGTGGCAACCACATGACTACTTGAGTCCACTAACACACATCCAACTTTTCTTCTTCTACAAGTTGACCGTTCTCCTACGAGATAGGCCATCTTTAAGAAATAACTATCTTTACTTAGCCTAGAATAACTCGTCATCATCTTCTGAAGAACTCGGAGTATCGCTTTCAGGGGCGTTAAAGTTGCCATACCTTTCAAAATAATACTCTTTGATTTGAGGAAGGTCAGATATTTCTGCTTTCCTATCTTCAGGGATTTCATCATTTTTGGGAGTGGCAGCTAGGTTATAAGAAGTGTCTAACATACCTGAACCAGTTCTCTTGATTCTCATAACGCCTTTATTCAAAGCGCCCCAATCGCTATAGATGTCTACCAACTGGTTCCAAATATAGTCTCCTCGTCCAAAAGTTAGAGGAATAATTCGGAAATCATTCACACTCTCTTTGAACATCTTTCGACCCGCAGGACCCTCTATCTCTTCCCAATCATCATTTCGCTTATCAACATGGATTATGTCATAGACATATGCCCAAAAAGCAAACTTGTGGGAGGGTCTTACTTGATTTCCACTAGCATCAGTTTCAGGAACTCCACTAGTATCTACACGTTCATCTTTAAGAACGTTTGTGAAACGGTTGCCTACACGGAAAGTATATAGATAAATCTCATCTAGAAACTTATCGTTTTCTTCTCCTGTGGCAATTGAATTGAGAAACATCTGCTCACCGTCTTTGAGCCATATCTCTTTACCTGCTTCTCTTGTCTCTTGTGGTCGTTTGAAATCTTCTCGACCTTTTTGTATGCGGCTTATACCACTCATCGTTAGTCTCCTTTACCAGATACTTTTGTTACTAATTACTTTATTTAAAACGTTAATGTTACTTATCTCTTGTACATCTTTGTATTGTTTAGGTAATTTCAAATAGGATAGCATGAATCTACTACTCATGTCAATAGTTGCCTTACTCATACCTTTTTTCCCTGCGTCATCATTATCTAAGGCTAATACAACTTCGTCTGGATGTAAAGTGCTGATTAAATTAATTTGTGTTGGGGATACTGATGCCCCCAATACAGCTACAGCAGAGTAGCCATGTTGATTTAACCACATGCAATCTAAGGCTCCTTCTACTACGTATATTGTTTCTGTTTGATATAACTGATTAATTCCAAACAGACTATGCGACTTAGCAAAGCCCGCTGAAAATAAATATTTTGGAATAGCTTGAGTTCGTCTAGACACCCACCCTTGAATTTCACTATCAGTATTTTCAACAGGTATTAAAAAGTCTGAGTACCTATTGGTTTTACATCCCCATTTAAGGACTGTCTCTTTATTGAATCCTCTTTTGTATATCCAATGAGAATCTGGAATGTCTAGAAGTTCGTCTGGCTCTTCATATTTAGGTGTGGTGTCTATAAAGTCATCAACTGAAGGTTCATCAAATAAGGAGAGGTCAAGTTCCCAACTCTTCTCCTCTATCTCTGCATCAATAGCTTTCCAAGGTTTCCCGGACAACTTATAAATGAAGTACTTTAAACTTCCTTGCCCACATCCGGCGAAACAAATCCAAACTCCCTTTTCAAGATTAATAGAACATGATTGTCTACTGTCTTCATGAAAAGGACAATGAATTATAACTTGACTGTCGTCTGGTAAAGAAACCCCATACTCAGATAATACAGAGTGCCAATCGACCATTACCTATCCTTTTTGTTTTTTCTCAAGAATAGAACTACTTCATTTTTATAGCCATTAGGGTCTACAGCAATGCCTTGCTTAATATCACCAATAGTGACATTCACAGGAGTTTTGCTTCTCCCCTTGCTCTTTAGTGTTTTGACTATGATTTCATTTTCTTTATGAACTCGGTCAATCTTAGTCTCACCTGTAAACCAACTTAAAAGTCCCATTTCAGACCTCCTACTAATTTAAAAATCGCCCCACTCGTAGTCGGGTAATTCTTCTATGCTTCCATTATTTACTTTCCAGTTCATAACTGTCAAGTCTTTCTTTAATTCTCCATCACGATACTTTTGGAATTGGACTAATCGTTTATCGTCCTCATCCTCTAAAGCACACATAGCTAATGCAACATCAGCAGCCCTTATTAAAGCATCACCAAACGCTACTTGGTCTGCTCTAGGTGGGGTAAACATATTTGCCGCTTCCCTAGTTGCTTGTGTTGATACCATGATTGGAGTATTCGTTGAGGTAGCTAAATTCTTCAATCCATAAAAAAGCATATGGGATTGTTCCCACGCTGCTTTTCGTGAATCGCCTGTACTAACTAAGTAGACACCATCAATAACAACAAACTCTGGCGTATGCTTTCGCACTAATCCAGCAATTGCTTCTAATGATATGCCATTAGTTCCAGAAATATGGTCGCAAACTAATAACTTCTGTGTATTAGATTCCTCTAAGAACTTAGTGTATGCTTCTTCATCAATCTTATCTCCATGTCGTAAAGCCCTATGAGATAGGTCGTACCCCATCATCTTAGCTAACACAACATCAAGTCTCATATTAATTGATTGAGA